ATCATCATCATTAGGTGGAAGCTGATAACCTATTGGAAAATAAATCACAGCATCATCGGTATCTGCTTTTACGCCGACAAAACTGTCTCCTTCGTCATTTTTATTGACGTGGCAACGTTCTCTAATATTCTTTTGTAAATCCATAGCCACTGACCACCTCGCTTTCCTTTCGGCACAACATTATGGCTGTGTATCAGGATAGAGAGATGCACGAACTGTAGGCTTAAATATCTTGAAGCGATCTCGACCTCTGGAATAAATGAATGTACGGATGACTTGCTCCAAACTCTCCATATTGTCAGTATCAAACAGGGCCTCTGGATTAAATTTAAATGCATCATCCCACAAATACTTGATTACCTTCTCTGGGAATTTTCGAATTTTCTTCAAGGCTTCACGAATATCATAAAGCCTTCCTCTTTGCTCTGGTGTCAGCCTTCCATCGCGTTCTGCTTTCAGGAGAGCATTATATTCGCCGCGAAGGTCGTTATCTGGTGATATGGCTCTGCCATCGAACTCAAGATCACTCTCATGGACAAAATAGACGCCAAGGCGCTTATCCTCTGCGGATGCCATCTTAGCCCTGTTTCCAACCACGAGCTTATTAATTGTCGTACAGAAGGTTTCCCAAGTGACCTCCGTATCTAAAATCGTGGCATTTGCCAAAGATGGCCGTACATTTTCGAATGTATTCTCTATCAAACGCATATTCCATCTTCTCTGAAATGCCGTGTCAAGCGTAAAAACATTCTGATCAGAAGTGTTCATTGTACCAATAATAGAGAGGTTAGACGGAATGCGTACCTTATGCCCACCATCACCATAAATGACAGTAGCCATATAGCGATTTGTAATTCCGTACTCACTTGTCCCTGCAGGATATACAACCTCGTGTTCCATTTTAGGCTCTAACGTTCTATCAAGTAACTGAAACACCTCTCCAAAAATTGCAGGTGCATTTCCACGGTTTATCTCTTCAATTATTAGTATGTATTCCCGAGTCGGATTTCTGTATGCTTCACGCATAATTGTTGTAAAAGGTCCCGGAGTGAATTTGTATGTCACAAGACCCTCATCATCCACATCTGGCAAAATCTGTCCTACAAAGTCAGAGTATGTGTAGTCAGGATGGAAAACGAGACGATCTACGTAGCTGTCTGCCTTGCAATACTCATGCTCAATTGTCCAACTTTTACCAGAACCAGGAACGCCGTATAATAGGATGTTTGTGCCACAATTGATTCGTGACTCTTCCAAGTTATCAAGAGAAATACCTTCGTTGTCTGCATCCAAATCTTCAAAACCGATTACCTTTGTTGCATATAAACGCAATAGCGTATCCACGCGTTTTTGGTAATCCTCTATTTTCTCACTATTTGGGGTAGCGATAGTAACCTCACCATTTGTATAATGAAGGTAGGGATTCATTCCTTCGGATAGGAGAGATTTTAAGATGCGTAAAGGTCCCTTGGCTTCTTTATCTCCGTTCACATCTACAGCGTCAGCAGTTTCTAACAGTTTCCGATAGATACTGTTTTGGTTAAAAATAACATCTTTACTACCATCCGTAAGCTTAAATACCGCACCTTCAGACAAAGCAGTCAAAAGGTGAATCAGGGTCTTTTCGCATTCCGGATCAGCGTTTACTTCAAAGCCCGTCCATGCCAAAAGGACGCGAAGAAATGCACTTTCATTGCAACTTATCACGCTATGAATAATGTCGATGTTAATTGAATAGGTGAGCTTTTTAGGAAACCGTACTCCACCAGTTCTTTCAGCGCTGGCAGCCTTTGTCGTATCAACGAAATTAACCTTTGCAAGTTTCCACACTAACTCGAAAGCTACCATTAGAGCTTCCATCTGTGACTTGAAAAGCTGATTCTGGTTGAGTTTGGCAATCAGGTCATCGGTTGAAATTTTTTCTTCCTCACAAATGTCCGCCAAATAATCAATTACCCATTGCTCAAGTTGCTCAGCCATTACCGTCTCATCGCCGTTCTGTTCTGAATAAATCAGTTCGGCAGGATGATCGGAACACTCCCAAAGTAAAATTGCCAACGCGAGAGTACTTTTTACGTGTGGAAGAGATGACTTAATCCCAAGCTTCAAATCCATCTCATCATAAGCGAGAATGTTATCAGGTCTGTTCATTATTTACGTCCTCCTCTATGTCACGCATTATTACTTCGGCAATCGCACTTGCCAACAATGGCGGAACAGCATTGCCTACCTGTTTCATCTGCGAGCCTTTATTTCCAACAAATCGAAAACTGTCTGGAAAGGATTGTATTCTTGCCGCCTCTCTTACAGTTATAGCACGGTCAAGGAAAGGATGCGTAAACTTTCCAGAGGATGGAGTATCAAACCTCGTGGTAATCGTAACTGATATTTCATCCTTTCTCATGCGTGTCCAAGTTCCGCTGTAAATTGATTTCGTCAAATGTTCCTCTGGCAAAACTTCTTTTCCGGCATTCGGAGGAATCATTGCCAAACGTTCTAATGCCAATGGAGAATGCTTTGTAGCCACATGATTATGCAGAATCGTGCTTCCAGCTCTGAGCTTTCTTTGATACTCGCTTTGTGGCTCATTGCGATACTTCTGTTCTTCTTCTCCTTCACCAGAATTCAAATAAGCCAAATCGCTAATAGCATCCCAAATAGTGACTACTATGTTTTTGGGCTTAGGCAAGTCGGGAGCCACGCTACCATATTTCCCAATTATGACTGCTCTACGTCTGTTTTGTGGAACGCCATAATCCGATGCGTTGAGGACTCCCATTTTTAATTGATATCCCATTGAATTAAAAAGTTCTTCAATTTCTTTTCGGAAGTATCCATCTTCGGCAGTTAACAGGTTAGGCACATTCTCCATCACAAAATAGCGTGGTCTTACAAGGTCCACAACCTTCACATAGTATTTGAACAGATAATTCCGTTCATCATGAATGGTCTTTCGTTGCCCCTTTTGGGAGAATCCTTGACAGGGAGGACCACCTATTATCACATCTACTTTCCCAGCGTAAACAGAAAATGTTTTCTGCAAATCAAGTGATGTAATATCACCGCAGATCATTTTAGTTCCTTTATGATTTTGCTCATACGCTGCGGCGATAGCAGGATCATATTCATTTGCAAGAATAACATCAAATCCGCAGTTTTCAAATCCAAGAGACAGGCCTCCAACTCCGGCAAACAGATCTATTACCTTTGGTTTCATCATTATGCCTCCTGAATTCTATCCTGGGCGATTTTAAAGTATTTCTCATCAAGTTCAATTCCAATAAAGTTGCGATCAGTTCTTTTTGCAACCACACCAGTCGTTCCACTTCCCATAAATGGATCAAGTACGGTATCCTTTGGATTAGAGAGTATCTCAATAAAATGTTGAATAAGCCCCTCCGGCTTTTGCGTGGGATGTTTTCCATACTTTCTCTCTCCATTAGGCGTCACTGATGTTTCAATAAAATCATGGAACAATGCACCGTCATTATTAAAAGTGCCCGTCCTTTTTTTATACGTAAAGTAAATCCATGCTTCCGTGGAATTCACAAAATGAAGGTTCATGTTTCTTGGCATCGGATTTGTTTTATGCCAAATTCCTGTGGTCTTGTAGTAAAATCCATGCTTTTCTGCAAGCTTTATTATGGTTTCAACCTTGATGATTGCCATGAACACAATCATGCTCCCACCCTTTTTTATAACACGGGCAGATGCCTTGAAAAAGTCTTCCATAGATTTTGACCACTCATCAAACTCCAAGTCATCCCAGCCTGCAGACCCAAAAAAGTTATCTCGCATCTTTTTAAGGTTTGTATCTCTTCTCTTCATAAAGTTCCCTAAATTGTATGGCGGATCAGTAATAATCAAATCAATAGATTCCGTATCAATTTGCTGCATGGCAGCTATGCAATCTTGGTTATATAATACTGTTTCAGGCATATTATACAGTCCTTTCCATCTCAGATGTTATTTTATGGCGCTTTTTCCGCTGTTCACCCATGCATCCAGTTCGGAGCGTTTGAATTTCCATAAGCGCCCAATCTGATGTGCCGGAAGGTCTGTCTTTTGCTTTATCCACTTACGCAGAGTTACTGGCTTGATATTCAAGTATTTAGCTGCATCTTCAAGACTGATGTAGTTGTCATCGGCTCTCTCTCTCATAGCGTTCACCTCTCAGGATATCAAAAAACATAATTATACAGCTTCAAGTATAGCACATATTAAGCGATATTTCAAGCTTTACTATGATATTTATTAATATTCATTAATACTCTTTGACATCTTTTTTGAGAGAGAACCCTGCATACGCACATATATTAATGTTACTCAAAAAGTGAAAAAGGTCACCTTAATAAAACTTTCCGTACCCGTATGAGTATGTTGATCAGACACTCCATTACGGAGGAAAGAATATAGTTTAGGGCGAAAATTAACAACGGTTGTCCCGCTTTTTCGTGTATCGATGCTGGATGTAGCACTCATGGCTACAGTACTTTCTTCGGCTGTCCCCATAAACCGTGGTAACCTTTCCACAGTGCCGGCAAATAATCTCGTAGTAGGTTTTCCGTTTCACTTCATCGAGATGTTGATTCCACCATTGATTCCGGCATTCATTACAACAAAATCTTCGCTGTTTTACTTTCGGTCTCTGGACGATCTCCGCTCCGCAATTCTGACAGGCAGTAATGATTGGCGGAGCATCTTGTTCCTTTACAGCAGGCTTTTTCGAAGCCTTCTTCCGTGGTTCTTGCCGCTTCTGATTCTCTTCCGTATACTTCGCCGGATGAAATTCCGGGAATGTGTATTTCTGAACGTTGCTATCAATCAGATGCACCTCTGCTGTGCCGTTTTCCATAACAACGATACGGTCGATAATCATTGCAATATCCTCTTCATCAGACTGAAGTTTCCATATGTTCCTCAAGCGAAAATCCCGCAGCCATTCCAAAGCTTTCTTTTTTCTTACCTCCGGCAGGAAAGGAAGGACAGCAGCCGTTACCGTCTGCTCGATATTTCTCCTGCACACCTCATTCATTGCTATGTCGTGAACTGCAAAGTGAAGCAATTTATCGTAAATATTGAAGGCCAGGCATTTGTTCTCTTTAATGTGCCTTCGGCGGCATTGCCAAACTAAGTGGTTATAGCTGGTGGAGTGCCACGGCTTAGGACCGTAAATCGATCCGCATTTATCGCAAATCAGTTTACTGCTGAACAGCGTAACTCCGCTGTACCTTGTGTTCCCAATCTCAAAACGAGAGTCCAATCTTTTCTGCACATAATCAAAAAGCCACGGGCTGATAATCGGCTCATGGTCTCCTTCGACATAATATTGAGGTAGCTCCCCCTCGTTTTTCTTCTTTTTCTTTCGGAGAAAATCTACCGTGAACTCCTTTTGCAGGAGAGCGTCGCCTTTGTATTTCTCATTTGACAGCATCCTGCGAATAGTCTGTTGATTCCATGTATCGCAGCCACACGGTGTCGGTACTCTGTCTGCCGTAAGCAGAGAGGCTATCGTATGTGGCGTATATCCTTGCAGAAACAAATGAAAAATCCTGCGCACCGTGACAGCCTGTTCCTCGTTTATGACCATCGTGTACTTTTCTTCACCCTTGTCATATCCGAGAAAATTGCTATAGGCAATACTGACTTTCCCATCCGCCATTCTCTTTCTTTGTCCCCATGTTACATTTTCAGAAATAGATCGGCTCTCTTCCTGGGCAAGCGAGGACATGAGGGTCAATAGGAATTCCCCTTTGGAATCCGTTGTAAAGATATTTTCCTTTTCAAAATAGACCCCGACCCCTTTTTCTTTAAGCTTGCGGATTGCGGTGACAGTGTCCACCGTATTCCTTGCGAACCTCGATATGGATTTCGTCAGCACCAGGTCAATATGTCCAGCAAGGCAGTCCTCCATCATGCGGTTGAAACCATCCCGGCGGTTCGTACTCAAACCAGAGATGCCATCATCCACGTAGATTTCCACGAACTCCCAGCCAGGATGTTCTGTGATTTTCTTTTTGTAGTAGTCCGCCTGTGCGGCGAGACTCGTTTCCTGGTCTTCATGGTCTGTGGAAACCCTCGCATACGCAGCAACTCGCAGTATCGCCCTTGCTGTCTCATTGAAGATCGC